TTGCTAAGGCTAGAGAAATAAGTAGGCAAGCAGCGGCTAGCCCAAAACTAAAACGTCCCATGAAGCCGCAAACACCTCCTACAACTGCACCACGCTTACCAAAGGCAGACACCCCTGCAAAGACAATGGCAAAGAAGCCACCACGCCCGTTGCGCGGTATTGTGACTGGTAAAGGCGGGCGTAATGTCGGTGAGGGTAGAGATAAGCGTGCCAATGTAACTAGAGAGCAGCTAAGAGATTCAGGTATGACTTTACGCCAATACCTAAATTTTATGGATCGTGAAGGTAAGCGTCCACCCAAGAAAGCAATGAGAGGCGGCATGATGAAATCAAAGATGAAGGCTAAAGGCATGAAAGCTGGCGGCAAGATGAAAGCTAAAGGTTATATGGCTGGCGGTAAGATGAAGGCTAAGGGAATGAAAGCTGGTGGCAAGATGCCAATGGTAAAAGATCCTAAGACTGGCAAGATGATTCCCGCGTTTGCCGCTGATGGTAAAGGCAAGATGATGGCTGGCGGCAAGGTCAAATCTAAAGGCTATGCCAAAGGTGGCATGATGAAAACCAAAGGCTATAAGGCTGGCGGTAAGATGAAGGCTAAAGGTGGAGCCGCTGGCGGTAAGAAGCAAAAGGTTCGCGGTGCCGGTATCGCTCGTAAGGGTGTACGTCCAGCGAAGATGTACTAGGAGAATATTATGGCTGTAAGACGTAGAGCGGGTAGAGCTAAAGCCGCTGCTAAACCGAAAAAAAGTAGCCTTTCCCGCACTAGCGCACTTGGACGGCGTATGGCGGATGCTATGCGTAATCGTGGCGTTGGAGGCCCACTTCCCCGTCGCCCACGGGGTGAGAACCCGGAGCGAGGTGATACGCCGTCTAAAAACCCAAGGCTTCCGAAAGGAAGAAAAAAACTTCCGATTCCAGTTGGTGAACTGCCTCCGGGGCCGACTAGAGGGCAAGGTGATCCAAGAAAAGATCCTAACAGACCTAAGCCTCAGACAAAGCCTGACTTAGGCGAAATGGAAAAGGTGTTAAAGAAGTTTGGTAAGGCTAGAAAGAAAGCAATTGAGGATGCAGAGAAACTCCCTAAACCTCCTCGTAGGAGAAGACCGGGGCCGATAACATCTCCCGGTGAAAAGCAGAAACAAGAAGGGCCGATACAAAAGCCGAAGCGGAGAAAGAGACCGGGGCCGATAACATCTCCCGGTGGAAAGTTGCCAGTGCCTCCTAGGCAAGGAAAGCCCATGCCTCCTAGGAAATTTGTAGGGGAACCTGTTACACCTCCCGGTGGCAAACCACCTATGAAAAAGCCTATGCCCGTTATGCCGGGGCCAGTTGTAGGAAAGCCTGTGCCAGCTCCCCCTCCCGGTAGCAACCCTCCAATGCCGGGTATAAAGCCAAAACCACCCGGAAGCTTTAAGAAGGGCGGCACCGTAGGTGGAGCTAAGAAAAAAGGCAAAGCCAAAATTCGCGGTGCCGGTATCGAGCGGAAAGGTCTACGTAAGGCTAAAATGCGATGAGACGCTATTACAAGTCAGGCGGTAAGGTGAAGTCGGGCGGCAAGATCTGCCCGAAAGGTAAAGCGTGGGCCAAGCGCACGTTTGATACCTACCCGTCTGCTTATGCAAATATGGCAGCTTCTAAGTATTGCAAAGACCCTAACTACGCAAAGGGTAGCAAGAAAAAGAAGAAGTAATGGCTAAAGATCCGAAGGTAGGTACAGGCAAGAAGCCAAAGGGTAGCGGGCGCAGGCTGTATACGGACGAGAATCCTAGAGATACGGTGTCTATAAAGTATGCAACCGCTCAAGATGCCCGCGATACGGTGGCTAAAGTTAAAAAGGTAAACAAACCTTTTGCTAGGAAGATACAGATACTTACGGTGCTAGAGCAGAGAGCTAAGGCAGCAGGTAAACATACGCAAGCAGACATTGCTAAACGTGGCAAAGAAGCCATACGTAGAGCGCGGAAGGTAAAGTAATGGGTCAGCTTAAACAGTGGCGGGAACAGCAGTGGGTACGTATCGGCACCGATGGTAAGATCAAAGGGCCATGCGGCACGTCGAAAGACAAAAAGAACCCAGATCGCTGTCTACCTAAAGCTAAGGCACAGTCACTGAGTCAGTCCGAGCGTGCCACCACAGCACGTAAAAAGAAAAAGGCGGGTGCTACGGGTAAGACGGTGGTATCTAACACGCCTAAAGCAAAGGTACGTACATCTCCAGCTTCTGCGAAAGGTAGGCGTATAGTTAGAAAAAAAGAAGGTGGCCCTGTTCGTGAAAATCACAAAGGTTGCGGAGCAGTTATGGGCAACCGTAGAAAGAAAACCTTATACGTAAGAGGTAGTAAAAATGGGTAAACTAGAAGTTTTTCAAAATGGCAACTTTTCAGATGGACGTCCTGTCTTTCAGGTAGGTAGTAAAAACGAAGATGGCACGTATACTATTGCAGATGCGAGTCTTATGAGCGAGGAAGAGGCAAAAGCTAGGTTGGAGTATTTACAGCCTGCACCAACCCCAGAGCCAAAGAAAGAACCAGTCAAGCGGGGAGCAGTTAGGAAAACTACAGCGAAGGGAAAATAGATGGCTACTTCCGGAACAACTGCATTTGATATGGACTTCACGGAGATCGCTGAAGAAGCATGGGAACGTGCAGGTCGTGAAATGCGTTCTGGGTATGATTTACGCACCGCCAGACGTTCTATGAACTTGATGACTATTGAGTGGCAAAATCGTGGTATCAATTTGTGGACGATTGATGAGGGCACTGTCACTATGGTTAAAGGCACAAGTCAATATGACTTACCTGCGGACACCATTGATTTGTTAGAGCAGGTCATACGTACAAACTCTGGTGATGAGTACGCTCAGTCTGATCTGACTATTAACCGGATAAGTGTTAGTACATACGCTTCCATACCTAACAAACTAACAGAAGGTAGGCCGATACAGGTTTACATAGAACGTCTTAGAGATAACCCTAAGATCAACGTGTGGCCTGTACCTGATAAAAATAACGAGTATATATTCAAGTATTACCGTATGCGTCGTATCCAAGACGCAGGTAGCGGGGTAGAGACGGCTGATATGAACTTTAGGTTCTTACCCTGTTTAGTTGCGGGGTTGGCGTACCATATAGCTATGAAAAATCCAGAGCTAGCACCTCGTATACCATTACTAAAAGAGGTGTACAACGAGCAGTTTTCATTAGCAGCAGCAGAAGATAGGGATAAAACAGCAGCACGTTTTGTACCTCGTGCTACTAGGACATACTAATGTCTAATCGCTTTGCATCAGCTAAAAGGGCTATTGCTGAGTGTGATATTTGTGGCTTTCAATATAAGCTACGTGAGTTAAAGAACGTAATACGCAAAGGGCAGGACACAAACTTAAAGGCGTGCCCAGAGTGTTGGAACCCAGATCATCCGCAGTTGAAACTGGGCGAGTTCCCAGTGAATGACCCGCAGGCTATCAGAGATCCACGTCCTGATAGAAGTTTAGGTGAATCGGGGGTAAACAGTAGCAGACAGATACAGTGGGGTTGGAATCCTGTGGGAGCGGGTGAAGATCCTTTTGGTTTAACTCCTAATGACTTAGTAGCAACAGGTCAGGTAGGGACAGTAACAGTAATAACAACTTAGAGGCGTTTATGAAGACACCGAAGTTTGCTCAAGTTAAAGGTGTGCAACCTGTTAAAGGCGCACCGAAAACTGATATGAAAGGTGTAAAAACCACCGGCATAAAAATCCGTGGTGCTGGCGCTGCAACAAAAGGTACAATGGCTCGTGGCCCTATGGCGTAGATAATGAACTACACTGAGTTAAAAACTAATGTTCAAGACATTTGTGAACTTACGTTTACAGATGACCAGCTTGCCATGTTTACAAAACAAGCTGAACAAAAGATATATAACTCTGTGCAGATACCGGCGTTACGTAAAAACGTAACAGGAGTTATGACCGCTAGTAATACGTACCTATCTGTGCCCAGTGATTTCTTGTATGTGTACAGTTTGGCAATCATAGATGGTAGTAGTAACTACATTTACTTATTGAACAAAGACGTAAATTTTATTAGGGAAGCCTACCAAGTAGCAGCTACCACAGGGGTTCCTAAACACTACGCTATATTTAATGATGATTCTTTTATCATTGGGCCTACTCCAAACAGTAATTTTTCAACTGAACTACATTATGGGTATTACCCAGAGTCTATAGTTACAGCAAGCACGACATATTTAGGCGACGAGTTTGATTCTGTGTTATTGAATGGCACATTGGTGGAAGCCATACGGTTTATGAAAGGTGAACCTGACATGGTGGCGATGTATAACGAGATGTACAACACATCACTTGCACTACTCAAAGTTTTAGGTGATGGGAAACTACGCTCTGACACATATCGTTCTGGGCAATCCAGATTAGTGGTGCAGTAAGTTATGCTGACAGAAGCCCCACAAATGGAGGTAGGTGATGTAATAGTCACCACCACAGAAAATATAGGGCACAAACCTGAGTTTTGGGCACAATCTGCTGCGGACAGAATTGTAAGTGTGGGCGGTAACTGTCACCCGTTGATAGCTCAACAGGCAGAAGCATTCAAAGAATCTGTAAGGGCAACTACACTGTTCTACATAAAAGAGGCAATAAAGAGTGATAGAACGACTCTTATTGCAGAACTAGAACGTCAAGGTCATAAAGATATGGCTGATGTACTTAGGAGGCTTTAATGACTATATCAACCGCTATGTGCACAACTTTCAAGAAAGAACTTTTAGAAGCGGTGCACAACTTTAAAAATTCTGGTGGTAGCACGTTCAATCTTGCTTTGTATACTAGCTCTGCCTCTCTCGGTGCCAGTACCACCGCGTATACCACCTCTAATGAGGTGTCTGGGACGGGCTATACCGCAAAAGGTGCATCACTAACTCGCGTTGATCCTAGCAACGACGGAACAACCGCTATTACAGATTTTTCTGATTTAACATTTAGTTCTAGCAGTATTACTGCAAACGGCGCATTGATATTTAACGATAGTGCGTCTGGAGATCCCGCAGTTTGTGCACTAGCGTTTGGCGCGGATAAAACCAGCACATCAGGTGATTTCACTATTCAGTTCCCCACCGCTGATGCAAGCAATGCAATTATTCGTATTGCTTAAATGTCGAATCTTACCGGCT